GCATTTTTGGGTCCCACCGATCTAATGTTTCCCGTACACCTTTTACTAGGTACTTAGATTACATTATTGGTTTGAAAAATTTTATAGTCAACAGTGATGGCGGTGTGGCCCTCCCCAACGTTCAAGGTCGGCTTGGCCCAGGCGTTGGGAGAAATCTCTATCGAAGTAGCTACCACGGTCTTAGGTCCCACCTTAGCCCCGTTCCTGGCCCCAGATGAAAAGACATGCGACCTGGCGCCCACTGACAGCTGGGCGGATGCTGCTGACGTCCTGTTCTGGAAAAAGAACTTGGATGAGGCGGAGCACTTGGAGGTCTTCCGAAAGGAATACGCTGACGCTAGCCACTACGCCGTCGGGACAGCTGCCATCTACGAGCTCATTTCCGTTGTGCTGAAGGACAGGTTCGACGTCAAACCAGCCCATGCATGGGGCACCGTCGACGAGATCTTGGACAACGTTGGAACTCTGGCCTCGTATACCACCCAGGCCAACCCAGTCAAGTTCAAGGGTCAATGGGGAAGGCGAGACGAGGGCTTGAAACGGACTGCCAGACGGTTGGAAGATGCGTGCGAGGCCTTCAAGTTCATGCGTTACTCATTTGGGAAGATGGGTGAAGCTCCCATCCCTATTGACCAAGCGAAGTTCTTCGGGGGTGGTAGAAGGGTTTATTACGGGCATTCTTTTGGGGCGGTGGTGATGATGAAGGGAGCTAGCGAGTATGTCAACAAGGTGTTGGTCTTCACTCGTGGTCACCTGGACTTCCTCATTGGCGCTTTGTCGAGGCTCTCCAACACGTTCTCAATGTACTCCTTCAAGTACCACGATCGCGACGAGATGGCTACTGTGGTGGACTCGTTTCTGAGATGGCAGGTGGAGACCGCGGCCAAGGCTCATGGTCCTAATGCCTACAAGGCCGCACGCGCCATGCACAAGGCTAGGACCCTCCAGCAGATGGTCGAGCTCAAGAGCGAAGTCGCTGGAGCATTGGAGTCCGAGCTGGCGGATTATGTGTCTGATGGCCTCGATCAGATTGTCGACTTGGCCAAGTACAACGAGTTTATGGGAAAGTTCACGTTGTTGGATCGATTGGAGCTGGCGCATGCTTACAAGTGGATGCCAGCTCCCGACTACGACGTCACCTCGGCTTTCGCGCAGGTTAAGGATTGGCATCACAACACCCGAGCCAGTGGAGCCGACGCCACCGCCAGTCCCGAGGCCAAGGATCTGTGGGAGAGGATCAAGGCTGAGAGGTTGTACCACACACTTCTCTCCCATAAACGGGCTACTGGGTCATGGCCAGCTGGCACCCCCTTGGTGAGAGACAAAGTGAATGTTTCGGCATTACGGGAATTGACGCTTCCCCCGTTCAAGCTGTACTTCGACTTGGGAAAGGACATAGTCAGCCAGATCAAGGACAAGGCTACGGTTCCTGCTCTCTCCGAAAACATGTGGACAGGGAAATCCCGGGAGGGCGACAGGTCTTACCTTTTGTGGTACCTGGCCAACAGTGGCACGGTGGATACGGTTGAAGCCAAACTAGATTTTGCAAATGGGATGCACCGGGAAGATAACTATGCGGTTGCGGCTTACAAGGCAGAGTCCCACAAACCAGGTTCGAGGTTGTTCTTCATGTTGCCACCCATCTTGAGGACCATCTTGGGGGAGTTCGAGGCCAACTTATCCAAGGTAGCTGAGCATTACCCTGGGTCCCTCATGGGTAAAGGCACCTCTGCCAAGTCCAAGATCTTGAACGACATCATGGACTTGTACACCGACCCCAAACACATCCCAGTGGACGTCGACTACGAGGTGTTCGTGGTCACGTTCGACCTGTCCAAGTTCTCACCGAAGTCGAACTACAACGTGACGGCCGATTACCACAAGTTTTGGGCATCGGTGTACGGGAGGCCTGAACTCGCGGCAATGGTCGACATCGGCTGCAAGTCCACGATCATGCACGTCCAAGATGGCGTCAAGATGAGGTACAAGAATCCCGGGGCTGACTTGGAGGGGTTCAGGGGCCGTATGATGACGATGTTCCATGCGGACCTTCTGGGGGCCTCTGTGAGATTGGCGAGAGAACGGGGGGTCTCGGTCGGACAGGCCCTCTTGGGGATATTCATCGACGATGGCTCTCTCAAAGTTGCGCTGAGAAAGGAGAATGGTGCGATCACAGAGTCGGCTTCAGTGTTCTTGGCCATCATGAGAGAAGTGTACGCCGCCGGCGGGCAGGACAACAACCCGTCGAAGACACTGATCAGCAAAGTGGGGGGTGAAATGCTGGCAGACCTGTACGCCCATGGGCTGAAGGTACCTGCCGGGTTGAAGGCGACTCAGAGGATATACCCCAGCTACGACAACGCAGCCGCGACTCTTCCCGAAGAGTTCGACTCGTTGGCGGCTGCATCACAAGGGGCCGTGAAAGATGGTGGCGACTGGATGACGACGTATGCCATGTACGCCGAAAGCCTGGTCAAGGCCATATCTCGGTGGGTCCCACGTGAGTTCAGGCAAGCCTCCCCGGTAGCCCTCTCATTGAAGCTGATCACCCCAAAATCTTTAGGGGGATTTGGGATGGTGTCGATGCAGTCGCTCATGACTACGGCCGGGGTGAACGCCACCTCCGAAGGATTGGGGATGCTCAACTCTGTGGCAAGACAGATACCAATGTTAGCAAAGGATGTGCGCCGCATCGTCACCAAACCCGTGGTGATACGAGATGCATTGTCCATCCTGAGGGACCCATTGAGAATCAGGACCACAGGAGTTGTGATGGTTGAGAACAGACTCACCATGAGCATTGTCGGCTGGCTGGAGAAAAACGCTGGAGTGTATGCCAAGTTCATGGCGGCGTATAGGGATCAAGACCTCATTGCTCACGCCAGGGCTGTGGCAGAGGCGCTCTTGTCAACGCATGCGGTGAACGCCCCAGCGCTTAATCGGGCTTGGAAGACAACCCCGTTGGCCTACGTGGAGTCAGTCGTGGGGAAATTCAAGAGGTCTAGCACGATTGTGGAGCTACTTGGTCACCGGGCATTGAACAGCATTCGGAAGAAGAACAAGGATGAAGTACGAGCTGTAGTTACAAGCGATTAGATGGCTAGCCCGAAGTGCCGCAGTTTAGGCCCTACCGGTTCCTAGAAAGCTCACCCTACCCTGAAGCGGGCAATCATGTTGGGTTGGCTACCGTCTATTAGAAAAAATCCTTCGGATGCTGGCTAAGCTGCGATAAACACGGCAGCGGATATTCACTTTGTTAAAGATACCATGGATGGAGAGATGGGGAAAAGTCTTAGACATGATGGTCATGCCCGTATAGTAGTACGTGCGTTT